GTATGGAACGCATTTATGGGAGACGATATTAGGTGATATTATGCGTAAGAACGAGTTTCTTCAGAAGCAGAAAATCGAACTTGACAAGGCTAGGTCGAGTGCCGCCGCCGTCGCCGCCGTCGATGAAGATGACCTGACAATCTACCCAGAATATTATCACAGTCGGCGTAATGACCAGTTCATAGATAAGTATATTACAAAGGGTAAGAATACGGGATATTTCATCGAAATCGGCGCGGGTGATGGCGAAAATGATTCGGCGTGTTACTTTTTCGAGAGATATCGCGAATGGCGCGGTGTTGCTGTCGAACCCGCTAAAATCTATGAAACCGAACTTCGAGCCAAGCGCGCGAATCCGGTGATAGCTGCTGTATCAAACGTTACAACATCGGTTCCAAATGGCGGCGCGATTTTTTATGAATCCAGTGTTAGATATATGAGTGGTCTAAAAAGCGCGCTTGAAAGTGTCAAGGAAGGACAAGAATGGTCACGCAACGGGTTCAAATCGTATAAAGTAGATACGATTACGTTGTATGATTTGTGTTGCCAACATTCGTCGCCGGAATATATCGATTATTGCGCGATAGATTGTCAGGGTTGTGAATACGAAGTTCTCTCGACATTCTTTGAAGAGAACCAGTTATCGGCTCTTAGTTCTACGCATGATGGTGATATTGGAAAGGAAGAAGGTGTTAATATGATTGTATTAAACCGTGTATTTTCCATTGGATTTTTCAGTGTTGAAGCGAGTTCTAGTAAAATATGTGAAAAAGTCCGAGGTTTGATGATCCGACATCATTATAAAGAAGTCACGAATCCGTATCTCTCAATACTGCGCAAATCAAGCACTGACGCAACGAATACAATGTATTTTAAATACTGTGGCGGCAGTGGCAGCGGGAGTGGCAGTGGCAGTGGAAGTGGCAGTGGCAGTAGCAGCGGCAGCGGCAGCGGTAATTCTCCACAACTAAGCGACCGGTCAATTTCATCGATTTCGTCTAGTATGAATTTTACGCCGATGGCGATACAAACACCGCCGTCTTCACCGTATATGACTGCGCCGAAAGGAGCGGCGGGGGCTGCGGCGGCGGCATCTACTGGAGTGGCGGCCTTTTTACACCGCGCCCCATTCGCGGAAGAGGTTGTCGTGATTTGCCTCGAAGAACGCCCCGAACGAACCAAATATGCGAGCGAGCATTTAACGTCGCATGGAATAAATCATTCTATTCTTCTGAATAAGATAAACACGGAAGATACAAAAGTGGGTTGTTTTCGATCGCATATTAACGCGATTCGATACGCTCAAAATAAAAATCTCTCGTCGGTCCTTATTTTAGAGGATGATGTTCTAATCCGAGAGAATATTCCCGAACTCGCGACGATTCCTTTTCCATCCGATGACTGGGATATTTTATACTTGGGCGGTATTTTGACAAAGTATGATGGAATCGATGCGTCACAAAAATGGGTCAAAGGAACGATATGGTGTAATCATGCGTATATTGTAAAACAGCACATGTATCAGCATATTCTGGATTTTGTGGATTCGTATCCTAACCTCATAGAATTGGAGCGTCAAAATATCGACTTCCTATACACCGAGTATATTCAACCAAAGTATCAGTGCTGGCTTGCGAATGAACAATATATCGTTCAAAAAGAAGGATATAGTGAGATAGATGGTCGTGTAAAATGGGAATCTGGGTTTGACTGGAGCACATTTTCGATGAAGGTCGTCTAATCACTCAGTGTGTGTGTGTCTGAGACCGAGACCGTCGCCCGCGGCGGTAAAATCACTGTTTGAAAGTTTGTTCTATGAATATCGTTAAGCGCGTGGCTAGGCTCTCGAACCATTTCGAAACCGGCCTGATAAAATGGATGCGGCAGTCGGTCGTAGGTATGAATATAACCGCGAAAATCCATTTCAAGTAGCCACATATCGAGCGGCGTTTTCATAAATAATGCTGTATCGGTTTCTACGGCGTCCAATAATCGTTTCGCACCGCGTTGGCTGACAAGGTAAGCACCCGCGGTGCGAAATAAAGGCGAAAACCAGACATTTCTATTCCCTTGAATGACCGCCGGCGAGTGATTTCGGCGTTTGTAAATCCCTCCTCCGAGAGATTCGCGATAGTATTGATTGAGTGATTCTCTCGTTGTTTTTTGAAATGAGAAATAAGGACTATTCTCTCCGTCAATGTCATAATGAGGCGTCCATTGCCCGCCGACATACATGACATCGAATTCAAGTCTGTCGCTGCCGTCGCGACCCCCCTTTCGAATATCGTCTATCGTCGATGTGATTCTCTCGAGAGATTGTTCAGTAGGCATTACGTCGTCCTCAAAAACAAGCAAAAAATCGTCGATATTCGGGTTCTCCGCATGTGACTTCCATAAAGAATAGTGACTCAAAGAACACCCGACCTCGCCCAATACGCGCTGTTGTCCGCGAATCGTATCCAATAATTCAGAGAATTCAAAGTAATAGTTCGAGAGATTTTGACCATCCACCGCCGATGCCCGACGAAATGGAATAGGTATATGATTATAAAGATACGCCATGCGGTCAGGTCGGCGGTCCAAGTTAATCACCGCGATATCCAAATTTTTAACCATGTAATACACGATAATACAGGATATAATTTTAGATTTATACTGTTATTCAGAGAGTTGCTCCACCCCCTCCCCACAAAACAATCTTTTATATCCATCTATAATATCCACCGACCATCCCTTCTTTAGGAAAAGCTATTAAATCGTTATTGATATTACATTTACCAGCTATAATCATCATTATTCGCACTATTTATCGTAACAATTCGAATGTCAGCCATTAGTAATGAAATTGTTGTTGGAACAGCTACATCTCCCGCCGTAAAGTCGCAGCAGCCGATCGAGCCGCTTCTAGAAGAAGACCAAAATAGGTTTGTGTTATTTCCGATTAAGGACGCCGCCATTTGGAATATGTATAAAAAGCAGGTGGATTGTTTCTGGCGTGCTGAAGAAGTTGATCTTACGAAGGATGTTGCGCACTGGAATTCACTTCAAAACGACGAGAGATATTTCATATCGATGATTCTCGCATTTTTCGCAGCGAGTGATGGGATTGTGATGGAGAATATAGCACAGCGTTTCATGACGGAGGTTCAGTTGGCCGAAGCGCGCGCGTTTTATGGATTTCAGATTGCGATGGAGAATATTCATTCGCAGATGTATAGTATGCTCATCGATGCCTATATTAAAGACAGCGCGGAAAAAGACCGTTTATTCAACGCTATACAGACGTTTCCGTGTATCAAGAAGAAGGCGGATTGGGCGCTGAAATGGATTGGCGATAAGCGGAGCACATTCCAGACGCGTCTGGTGGCGTTTGCGTGCGTCGAGGGGATTTTCTTCTCTGGCGCATTCTGCTCGATTTACTGGATGAAGAAGCGCGGATTGATGCCCGGTTTGACATTCAGTAACGAGCTAATATCTCGTGATGAGGCGCTTCATACGGAGTTTGCTGTTTTACTTTACACGAAGATGGTGAAGAAGATTCAACGTCATCGTGTTTATGAAATTGTGCGCGATGCGGTGGAAATCGAGAAGGAGTTTATCTGTGAGGCGTTGCCATGTCGGTTAATCGGAATGAATGCGAAATTAATGTGCCAGTATATTGAGTTTGTGGCCGACCGTTTAGTCGTTCAGCTGGGGTATGACAAAATCTATAATGCTACGAATCCGTTTGATTTTATGGAGATGATTAGTTTGGCGGGAAAGACGAACTTTTTTGAGCGCCGCGTGGGGGAGTATGCGTTGGCGGAGAAGAAGGTGGCGGATGATGTTTTTGAATTTAACGCTGAGTTCTAAGGGGGGGGTCCGCCCCCCAACGGCGGAGCTACGCTCGAGTTTGACCTACGGTGTAAAACCCGAGGTCGGCAGCCGTAAGACTTGACCGGCGAAGCGCAAAGAGTGAATATAGACGGCGGAGTTCTAGGGGGGGTTCCGCCCCCCAACGGCGGAGCTACGCTCTATTTTTACCTACGGTGTAAAAAACCGAGGTCGGCAGCCGTAAGACTTGACCGGCGAAGCGCAAAGAGTGAATATAGACGGCGGAGTTCTATCCACATCCATCCACATCCATCCACAAACCACATCCATCCACAAACCACATCCATCCACAACACCATCCCACACACATCCGCCGTCTATATTCACTCTTTGCGCTTCGCCGGTCAAGTCTTACGGCTGCCGACCTCGGGTTTTTACACCGTAGGTAAAAATAGAGCGTAGCTCCGCCGTTGGGGGGCGGAACCCCCTGCGGAACCCCCTGCGGAATCCCCTGCGGAAACCCCTCACCGGACCGGAGCGGAGCGGAGTGAGTGGAGTAATAATTTTACGACCGTAGGGAGTGAAATTAGAACGAAACGAACGCAACGACGCGGAACCTACATAAACATCGACCGCATCCCAAATTGTTTATGCCCTTGTATTCCCACTACTTTATCTTGTCTATGTAATGGTATCATTACATCCGGCGTTTTGAAATTATGATATACCCGACTGCTTCCCCCTCCTCCCGCCCCCCCCGCCGCCGCCGCCGAAGCAACCGCAATCGCGCGTTGTCTCTCTTGCTCACTTACAATTTGCCTATCCTGTGACATAAATAGACCCATACTACGGCGATTTGTTTGCGGATTCATCCCAAACGGTAAGTTCGGATGAATCGGTGTATTTATTGTATTTACACCGCCACTGTGGGCTTCTATCTTACGTAGTGGAATTCCTGCTGCGTTACGTTGAATGGGTTGAATTTGTTTATTAATATCAACTGTATATTGGCTCTGTAATTGTTTTATATTACGAACTGCGCTCAACGGTGATACACGAATTTTAGTCACTTTATCAAGTGACTGTTCTTCAAAGTGAAGTTGCGAATAATCAATATACGTATCAAATGAAGTAACATCAATCATGTGAGTGTCGTTATAAATTACATGGACTACATTCGTCAATTTCGACAATCCGTCTGAATTATTCGGCATGATTGATGTCGCCAATTCATCGCGACAAATCAACCGTTTAAAACCGTCGGCAAACTGGAGAATTTTCATATTTCCAATCGTAAAAAAGTTACTTCTGTCAATGACGATACCAAACTGTTTAGCGCGTTCATGGATTAGATTATCTTCTCCGCCCCATGCCCAATAATTGGGAAACCCATTAATTCTCTCGAAATCAACACCACGAACCGAAAATATTCCGCCAAGTGCGAAATAAAATCCGTAGAAGTGTTTGATGACGCCGTAGTCTGTATGATAATTCAAAACGTTTTTATCATAAGGCAATGTATCTATATCATTAAAAATAAAAATGATATTCTTGTAATCGTTGGGGTAAGCATCCTTTAATGCTAAAAACCCGATATTCTTCATAGCGCCGCGGTTGAATGGGCGTTTGTCATTCTGAAGCACGAAATAGAACATCCAATCGTCGCGAGGAATATCCTCCATGATTTTATAGATATAGGTGCTGAAGAATACACGATGTGGTTCGCGATCGCGATACGGCACAATAAACACGTATTTTGGAACTGTCTTCACTTCCGAAGGTGAAGTCGCAGTTAGTTCTGATTCCATATAATAATATTATGATAAGGGGTATAATATCATAATATAAGAAAAATATGATATTACTACGACCATTAGTTTGTATTATTTTTCGTTTCGGTCGGTGGTGGTGCGTGTAATGATACTACTTTTCAATTTTATGGTACTGACGCAGTGGTCGTCGTGGTCGTCGGCGCATATTTCGCAATTATCATCTTTGGAATGAGTTTGTCGCGCATATCGTAGAGTTTCTTGTAGCACTTATTGATAGTGACTTCGCTCATGTCGCTAATTCTATTAACATCTTTTTTGGTGATTGGCAGATTACACATACAAGCGACGAAATAGATAATACCAGATGCGATACTATGCGGAGTATTTTCCGGAATCAGGTTTTGTTTTTCGATCATAACCGCGATGAATTGGCATACCTTTGTGAGTTCGTCGTTGATGGATAGGCGGCTACAATATCTCTCGATGAATGCTTCTGGCTTTGTCTTACAGAAGTTTGTTTTCTCGGAGTTGTCTAAATTGGATTCAAGTTCGTTGATAATACTCACCGCATTTTTACATCCTTTGGTGGCGCTGGTATTATCTAGGTTGAAGATGGTGGCGATTTCTTTCGGTGTGCGCGGGCAGTTGTGTATTTTACATGCGATGTAAATGGACGCGCCAACAACTCCGTCACGATTGAGACTGCGGAATGTTTTATGTTCGGATATGCGCTTATGAACACGGAGGGCTTCATCGATGATCATCTTGGAAATCCCCTTATTTTGCGCGAAGATGGTGATTTTCTGGAACATATCGTATTGAGCCTTCTCGCGGTAGGGCATGGACTGCCACTCGGTATAACGGCGGATTTTCATCATATCTTGCGAGTATGACCCGCCCTCGCACATCACCTTACATCCATAGGAAGATTCTTTGAGAAGCGGATTCACCGGCATACCGCATCGTGTTGGGTCGCTGTTTTGATTATCATCTGCGCCATAATAACGCCATTCAGCGCTTTGGTCGAGAGATTCGTCTTTATACAGAATACTACACGCGGGATTTTTACATGTGAGAAATCCGTCGTCGGTGAGAACTACGTCGCTAGCGCAAACTTCGCATTTCTCTCGAATACCTGATTTACGATAGAGGCATTCCACGTCGGTTTCAGGTTTAATGAATAATGCCGACATCTTTTTTGTGGGAATGTAGTGTTCTGCGCTTTCCCCCGCATCCGCATCCCCCGCATCCGCATCCGCATCCGCATCTACCGCAGTGAGTGGCCGCATCGAAGTCTGTTTTGGCGATTGATGAACTGATTCGGGTATATTATATTCGGATAGCTTTTGCTGCTCTTCCACCAATTCAGGTGTGAATTCCTCTTCTATTTTTGCCCATATAGTGTCATTTGTAATGATTGGTCGTTTGTTTCGTTTTGTATCGTTGTGTGTAGAATGATTGTTATGATAATATGAACGATAATGTCTCGTACTTGTCGAGATACTGGTATTTCCACTGCGGGATGCTCCACCACATCCGCCATGAGAAGCCGCCACAGTGCCCGCAGCAGAATCAGTAGGAATAAACACACCATGGCACGAGTTTAAATTTGAAAGCATTATTACGAAAGTATATATGTGTCCGGTGGCGTGTTTATCTACTCTTTAAATAGAACATATATTTATATCTTTATATCAATTTTATTGATAAGTGTGTAAGTAAAATGGCTATTACTCGTGACAATTCATTTACTATTATCTAATAATAGAATAATAATATGGGCAATAAAATTTCATCGCAATCATCAAAATCGGATGATGATATACGAAATATGGCGCTTCGATTAGATTTATATGCTCAACGAATTATTTTAAAAGAGGTGAAATTCAATTCGACGCTTGCTGATAGTGGAAAATGCGAAAAGTTGATTATTATTACAAGTGAGGTATTGAACCGGCTTCCATTTCGGCTAATATCATACATGGACCGCCGACATAAGTTGTTTTCTGAACGGTATGAGATGATTAATGCTGTCGATCGCGCGCTTCTGGTGAATACAAACCCTGAAATTCTTAAAGAGAGTAAGTTAGATGAACAAAACGTATTTAGAAAAAAACAAATGTGTGTAGGTATTGCTCGATTTTATGTTCAGATCGGGAATTTGTTCAACGCAATCATGACAACAATGAGACCATACAACTATGAGTATATACAGAAAAACGCGCCAGACAATTTTTACGATATGCTTACATTTGGCTTACTTGACGGGCGAGAGAGCATGAATAAAGAAAAACAGAAATATTACACATATAATATGGCCGGTTTTACCCGACGACAAAACGACGTTAAGGCGAAAATGGAGAAGTTATTGAAGAATAACGAATTAGATATGACAATTTCGCCTGGTAAAGGTATTTGTTCTATCAAAAAAGACATGGATGATATAAAAATAACGCCAATGTCGGCAACTACAACGGCATCTACAATAACTGAAAATAAGATCAAACCATCTTTATTTGCCATGTTGGAAGAATTGTATTTTGATATTTTTCATCAAACATCCAGTGTAAATCCCAAAAGCCCGCAATTTATTGCTATGAGTGATGATATGCGGAATAAAATATATAAACGCGATGTTCATGAACTATATCGTATAGTTACTGGCGGAAAAGAGCCAAGTGATGATATTAAAACGTTTGCTGATGTATCTCGTTACATAAATGATAATGAAACAATAAATAAATGGTGTGAAAAAAACAAAGACCTAGAGATTAAAGTGAATAATGATTTGAGATACAACTCAACATTTATAAGATATATAAAACATATTCAAAAAATGAACTTCAACATCTCAAAGCAACGTAGAGTCATCGTAAAATTATTAGACCGTGTGTTTAATGTTATGATGAAAAATGAAGATGTATTACATGAAATCGAGGAACGCCAAGGTGAAACCGATTTTAAACGTTATACTGGGTTTGAACAAGACGACCAATATTCACGTGATTTTTTTCGATTAAATTTGAAGTATGACTTTTTTATAAACCCAAACCTTACAGATGCTGAACTTCAAGTTATTACGAATGAGGCTCGAGCGCGTATTGTTCGTTTGTATGCAGATAGTTACAAAAATTTCTTGGAGGGGTTCGAAATATTACAAGAATTACAAGAAAATATCGAGGTAGATATGTTAGTTAATACAAAAGAATTGGCAAAAAAAGAAGTCGAAAACCCTACAGAAAATAAGAAAAAGTTTGACACTCTTAAACGAAGAACACTTCGTGATGAAAAGGAATTTTCGGATGAAATCTATATTGAGCTTAGTAATGTAAATGGAGAAGTAGCAAGAAGATATCGTGACAAATACGAAGAAATATATAAGCTTGCTAGTTCAACGAATAATGATAGTGTAAAAAGTGAAATGACAAATAAATTAAGAAATCTTAATATTTTTGCGGTGAGGAGTATTATAGAACAGGCGAAATCAACCGATATTAATGAAGAAATCAAACGTAATTTATTAAATGAAATAGATAAATACGGTATTTCAAAGTCATCAATCGCAATTCCTGACCAAAATACTCAATTACTTACGGTTTCTTGAGTATTAGTATTATTATTACTGTAATTTGTTTTCTAATTTTTGAAAATATTCTTGATTATATACCAAATTTCCGGTAGGTCGGTAAGAATCGGTTGGTTTATATTCCTTTTTATCAGGCGCTCCCACAGCTCCACTAGAAGCAGAAGCAGAAGCGTCATTACGTTGGTTATATAATAATGTATTCGCATCTTCTGGCGAACGGTGCTGAATGCCGACGGCCGTATTTGCACCTCCATATGAACCCTTTTTATCATCATATTTTATGACCTTACCTTCTTCGTCATATAATATCGGACGCCCAAACTCGTCTATCGCTGTTCCTGTCTTTTTTTTATATTCAGTGCGGACATAATTCGGAACATAATGAAGCCACGAAATCAAAAGAAGATTCGGATGAGTATAGCGCACAATAAAATTGTTTTCCTGTAATTTATCCACTATATACGCAATACAACCTGCGTGGTCATAATTCGCAACACCGAGAATGATTTCAGGAACGACGAACCAACAGAACTGCTGATTACATTTTTGACGTGATGTCAGTTTGATTTTTTCGTGAATCCGCGTTAGTATTTTGTTATACGTGAATAGTTTGTTTTTGTCCTGTTCCTGTTTTTTTTCGTATAACTCATCTAAATTGATTTTTTCTACGTTTTCGACATTATCACCGGAAAATTTGAATAAGTCGTCCATGGTAGCGTATGTATGTATTCATATCAGAAAATAATGGGTTTAGACTAACGCGGAATGGAATGGAATGGAATCGAATCGAATCTAATCGCATACATAGTAATATAAACCCATTAAATTAGTATCTCTATAACACGCAAATGGCCGACCCTATGATAAAACACCTTGTTATATCTTCCGGTGGTCCCGCCGGACACATGATGTACAGTATTCTTCGTACATTAAACCTCAAGGGAGTATGGGATTTCAAAAATATTAAATCAATATACGGCTCTTCGGTTGGTTCATATATTGCGGTTATTATTGCGCTACAATATGACTGGCAAGTGATGGACGACTATCTTATTAAACGTCCTTGGGATAAAATATTCGCTGGCAATTCAGGAGCGATAAATTCTAGCGACACAAGCGACTCGTCATCATCGTCGTCATCGGCGGCATCCGCCCTTTCAGATGCCAAAAATAAACTGGATTATGTATTTCGGCTATACAATAATCACGGATTATACGGAATAAAAGAATTCACCGACGCGCTTCGACCCGCGTTACAGGGTAAAGACATACCCACGAATGTCACATTTCAAGAGTTTTACGATAAAACCGGTATAGAAGTTCATTTTATCGTTACGGAAATGAATAAATTCCAATCGGTTGATTTTAGTTATAAAACGCATCCGACACAATCATTGGTAGAAGCGTGTTACATGAGTTGTTGCTATCCGTTTGGATTTACTCCAATATATCGTGATGGATGTTGTTACATCGACGGCGGCATCATCAATGATTATCCAGTTAATGAGTGTTTCTGTGACCAAAAATGTAATATCGACGAAATACTTGGTATCAAAATGCTTTGGGAAAAAAAGCCGGCGAATTTATCTGAAAAGTCGTCGGTATTACAGTTTGTAAGTACATTTTTTAATCAAATAAAGTCCAACTTATTTGAAAACCGCCCGACAAAACCAATACCGAATGAGGTGGTTTGTGTATCTAAAGTGTTCGCATCACAAGATTGGATAAATTGGGTAAAAGATGAGAATTATCGTCGAGAGTTAGTATTGCGAGGGGATACATTTGCCAATGTATTTCTCTCGTATCGTCGGAATTTTAGAGACTCGCAGCAGCATATACAACCCGAAGCCAACCCCGCAAAAGATGTCATTTCTCTACCGCTTACGGATACCGCCCCAGTCACATCCGTTGTCGAGCCAGATAATAGCAATACTGATGAGAATACGTCGTTTAAAATTCATAATAATGACGACATGACGATGGTCTAGTAGCGTAGCGCTATGATACGTGTCGTTGTGGCTGTTGTCGTTGTCATTATTATGACTGTAATACAGTGTTGAGAAATTCCATAATCTTATCTTTCTCAGGTTTTGCGTCGTATTCGATGACCTGTCCATCCTTCACGAGCTTGACTGTGGGGTAGCCGTCGATTTTGAATTTATCTGCCATATCAGGTTCTGCTTCACAATCGACGGTCTTAAATGTCACGGTATATCCGTTGATGGGACGCCCATTCAGTTCCTTCTCAACTTCGTCAAATACCGGCTTTGCCTTCTTGCAGTGAGGACACCAATCCACTTTAAAGAGAAAGAGCTGCGCGACTTTATCGTCGGTAGCTCCAATACCATCGGGTGCGGGAGTGACACCTTGTGCGTTGCTAAAGAACTTGTTCAAACCCGGAATCATATCATTCTTGATGATATAATAAAGGATGCCGCCGATTACGGCCATAATAACAAGCGCGATGATAATATTTTTAGAGTTGGCTGAAAGCGCCGAACCAATAGACGACACGGCCGATGATGCTGATGATGATGTTTCTACCATTATATTTTTACTATTGTATGGCTATATTATAATACATCGATGTTTAATATAGACAATAAACGAACGACCGACCGACCGAACGACCGACCGACCGAACGACCGACCGACCAGCATACGTAAAAACAATATGAAATGAATTCATGTATGTCATATAACGACGTGAGACGAATGATTTTTCGCGATAAAAAGACCGGTGCTTTACTAAATATCCGCCGAGATGAATATTCCAATGACCGATTGTATTTTCAAGAAATAATGGGTGTTGTCGGATGTGGAGCGCCGGCGGCGGCGGCAGCATCGGCGTTACGTTATTCACAACCATTCGAATATAGGAATTAGAACCGTAAAACAACTATACCTAAAACCGCGATAATCATAATAAAACCGGCGGTGATGAAGAAATTATATTTAAGTTCGGGGAATAAATCTGTTTCGATAATACCCTTTGTATCGATAATTGGACGGATGGCGTTGAATAATATGGTGGAAGTCGCTACCAATAACCCAATAACGATAAGTTTCATGAACCATGATGTGAATGAACCAGATGATACTGCCAAAGGACTAATGAAAAATAAAATAATAAGGAACAACGATATACCTAAAAGCACGCAGGAATATTTCGTTTTTTCACTGTATTGGACGATGTAATTAGTAGGATCTTCGAGGATGGACATAATTGAATGATAGAATGATGAAATGTTATATATAATGTCGATTATATTTATCGTTCGATTAGTATCTCATTTTAATCGCCCAAATCGGATAATTCGCCCCCGATGTTTGCCAGTTTTATTCTGTGTAACCGATAATGTGGTCGAATACATCTATAGCACCAACCTCCGAACATATACGTTTGACTGCGTTATGATATTCGTTTGTTGGACCTCCGAATGTAATAAACCACTTGCGTTGTGAAGGGAATGGATTCTCCATGACGAGATAATTATAATATTTTTATAATATAATACCACACGTTTAATTATGAGTAAATCACGCAGACGAAAACGTCTGTCGTCGTCGTCGTCAGTGTCGGATCGGGCGAAAATACTGAGCGGAGGTAAGAGCATGCGAAAACGCCTCGAAGGCAAAGAAATTGATGCGTCGCTTATACCGGCGGGGGCGGGGGCGGCACCACGAACGCATCAACGGACGAAAAAAGTGAGAGCATTTACCAAGAAGGATTTTCATAGCGGAGATGGAATGCTTACGACGGTATGGGGGCCGAGTATGTGGCATTTCCTTCACACGATGAGTTTTAATTATCCGGTCACACCGACCCCCGAACAGAAACAGCAATATATGGACTTTATATTGAATTTAAGGAATGTTCTTCCTTGTAAATATTGTCGAATGAATTTGACGAATAATTTAGCAACACGGCCACTGAAAATGTGCCATATGGAAAGTCGCGATACATTTTCGCGTTTTGTTTATGACCTCCATGAAACGGTGAATAAGCTGCTGGGGAAGAAGTCGGGACTGACATACTGCGATGTGCGCGAGAGATATGAGCATTTCCGGTCGCGATGTACGCAGGATGCGCCGAAGGTGTTTAACTTCAAGGAGTTTTATCGGGGGAAGAAGGGCGCGAAGAACGGCGAGCATCAAAAAGGATGCACGGAGCCATTATACGGGAAGAAGGCGAAGTGTGTGATTTCGATTGTTCCGCAAGAGGTGAAAGTGCCGACATTTAGTGTGGATGACCAGTGTATCAAGAAGAGGGGTGAGGTGGTGGAAGATGCGATGGAGAGGGCATAGAACAAAGATATTATAATCTATATATTATATAAAATATATACTAATAATGCCTAACTACAAAGGAGGTGCTACAATATTTGAAGATAATGGAGAGGAAATACCAGAAATAGATTCAGAGAAACGACCGGTAGAAGAGTCATTTATGATGATTCTCGGCGTATTGTGCGATATTTATAAAACCGAGGTGCGAACAATGCCTCCAGAAATGAATACATACGTGAATAATCATTTAGATTTCATAGCAGAGCATTTGGCAACTATGGCGGTTTTGAATGAAAAGACATTTGATAAGGAAGGTTTCAAAAAATTTGTAATAGATATGTGTAATAAATTATACAATTTTAATGAAAACGAGAAACTAATTACCGGTGGTGTGCGTTCTCATCGGCAAGGGAATAGGAGTATCGTTCGATCGAAGCGCACTGGCAGTTCGCGTAGGAGAAGTCAAATGAAAGAAATGTTGAATTCATGGTTCGTTCAATGTATTATATTGATTTCATTATTTGGCTCAATCTTTTGCGGGTATATTGCGTATGTCAAATTTAATCATCTCGTCTCTACAATGACCCAAACTGGAACTGTATTTGAAATACCAAGCTTTGTTCAAGAATTAGATCATGGTATTGGCGACGGATTTGCGGTATATATTTGGAAAACATTTACAAATGATTATGATCTAATAAACAATTATTACACAACGACGTATAAAGACATGATGGGAAAATATTTGGCGTCGAGTATGTCCGCTATTAGTGAAAAAGCAAATAAAATCTGTATTGGGTCAGATGTGTTTGTGGAAGGAAATGCGATGATTCAATCGGGTGAATTTATGAATATTGTAAATAGAATAGTCAGTGCCGTAACATCAGTTATGTCGTTTAAGGATACAGGAAACTGTGTATCGAATACAGTTAAATTGTTGACATTACAAGAAATAGATCGAATGAAGACAGTATTGTCATTGAAGTTTGAGGAGATTAATACGCATAACAACCAAATTTGGCTTTATTTACAATATGCCGGATTCTTGGCATGGCCGGCTATGTTGTATTATCCGAGGTTGTTCATGAGAGTTGGTAAAAAGATGATGAGTCAAATACGTAACAGAGCCGGCTTACCTCAAGAAGAACATGACGAAGAACATGACGAAGAACATGATGATGATGATGATGATGATGATGTATCTCGACGAAATTTAAGATTACCACAACCTCATCAATTTGACAAGGTCGACTTCGGCGATGACGCCGCTTCACCTGATTCTCAAGCCTTAGTGCCACTCCCAAACACTGGAGGCCGTAAATCAAAAGCGCGTCGTTTGTATCGTAACCGTCGGGTAGTTACAATGAAGAAGAAACGCAAAATGCGGCGTTCTATTCGGAAAAATTGATGCTCCGCTCCACTGCGTTACACATGATTTTTTCTCCCGAAAAAATTGATGCTCCGCTCCACTGCGTTACGCTCATTTTTTCAACCAGAAAAAATTGAAATGCTTTTTTTGATTTCATCTATATATCGTTCAAGCCGATATTCTATACGATGACATCAAACAGCCACCAGACCCAGTCCCAGACCCTCCGTGAGCAAATGACGGACTACATCAGCGTCTCCGAAAACATTGACGGTATCAGTATTACCCAACAATGGAAATACTTGCCAGCAGCAGCAGGAGGAGGGTCTTCCACCGCCGATCCCCGCGATATTATCGCACAATACTACGCCTTGGAAGGCCAACATTGCCCTACCAAAACCGACGCCCGCTTGAATTTCAAGCACTTTGAGACCGCTCTTCCGCGCCATTACGCAATCGTCGCCGCGTCTCGCCAGCCCCGCCAGTTCTCTTCTCTAACAGATTTACAGACATCTTCATTGCGTGCGTCTGCTGCCACCTCACACTCCTCCAATTCTCGTGCGCGCGTCCGTGTCCATACCCTTAGCGACATCACCCCCTTCACCGAACTCACCGTGCGTCAAAAAGGGGTCGTCATTGCGCACTCCGCCCTCGCCCACCTTGTCGTGAAGAAACTCGCCGGTGTGTTCCGCGCCAAACCGCATGAGCATCGCGTCGCATTGGAACACGCCGACATCATCGCATCCTTCATTTCATCCGCACTCGCGTGCGAATATCTCGTCGGCAACCGGTATTACCGAAACTTGCCCACCATTCTCGCATCCGAGATATACATTGTAGGAAGTGGCGAAAACACAAGAACATACTGTAAAACACTCACGTTGGCCGATGTGACGCCCGCGAAAATCCAAGAAAACGAAGAAGCATTTCAGGTTATCTACGATGCCAACATTGACCGGCTTGAATCGTGTGTGGAACAGTATGAGCGCGGGTTTGTATCTCTCAAAACACTCCGCACTGACCCCGAGTTCGTCAAAATGTTCGCCAAATTCTTGGAACTCAATTTTCAAACAATGAAATGGCGTTCGCTTTCCCAAGATCGTATAACGGCAGCATCAATATTGAGCAGTTGCTCCACGCTTTCGTCCGATAATGAATACGCCGAAGGAATCATCGCGTGTCGCCAAATCTTCAAAATCCAATGTCGCTTTGCTCGTCTCTGCCAGTATCGCATCGCCCATATCTTTGACAATTCCAATTTCAGTTTCGCCGGTCTGTTGAGGGCATCAAGGTCGTCGCAGTTGCGTTTGTGTAATGACGGATTGTCGTCGGCACTACTCACATTTGCGGCAATTGAACCTCGGATGGTGACAACCGAAATGGTTCCAAGATTAGGCCTAAACTACCTTGCGTGTGATGTAAGCAGTGCGGCGAATCACATTCAAAGCCGCGACCCAGTGTTCGGCGGCCTTCTCGCCAAACACCGCCATCACATTCCCACGACCAACCAGCTATATCCGAAAAATCGTAATCAAATTTTGAGAGTATCTAGATCGGTAAAAATGACCTACACCCCAGTTCAAGACACACTGGATTCCATCCGAACTGGTCGGCCTTGCTGGCCTGAAAAGAAGGATCAGCAGTCGTCGCGCGGAAGAATAATCATTCGCAAGAAAATGTAAGTAAGCCTACGCGTGCGTGCGTAGGCGTGTGTAGGCGTGTGTGTGTGTATGGCAAATAAAATTGAAACACTTTTTTATTATTACCAGATAGCAGCACAGTAAAATCACCAATGGCAGCAACAGCATCAGTAGCACCCCAAATCAACCGCTATGATGATGAACAAAATGGAATGAACGAATACGACAGGCGCACAACCGAATGGAATCAAAGCGACCAAGTTCAAGAAATGCGGGTTCGCCGTGCGGCCGAAATCAACAACACTCCGAACTACCATACAGGAAATCGCATTCACCATTTACGGGTGATTCAAATGAACGACCCGATTCGATGGAACGAACTATTCGGGCGTGAAATCCTGAACCCGATTCTCCGTGAATATGCCCAAGCATCCATTAATTGGGCTAATGATGAAACCTATACACTGCTGTTCGCAGGACAAATGGACGTTTCGCTTTTGATGCAGGAGAATTTCCGTCCAGGCGTCCATATCGCAATCTTCTTCATTTACCTTGGACCGCATCGCCATTTCCACGACGGCCACGCAATTCAGATGGAGTTTGGCGAAGGGAGTCATACTCATCAAACTGTGGCCCGGATGTTTGACCTATCCGACCGTGCGATTGTCCTCCAAGCCACCGAATACCAAATGCTCAGTTACTTGGCCGATGAAGATGAAGCGCTTGATCTACTCCACAATTGTTTCCTTCAGCCGGATTTCGCACCGATGCGATTTGTGTTTGTTGAACCAACTCCAACGAACGATGGTGAAGGAGGTGACGACGACGGCAATTACATCGTGAATCTAAACGCCGGCAACAACCACAGATGGCATAATTTCGCAGATTACGACGACGACGACCAGCACCAGCACCAGCAACCACCTCCTCCTCCTCTTGTGAATGAAGACTTCGCAGAGATTTACAGAAGGAATCTTGCGGAGGAGGATGATGAAGATTTCATTGACAACCAATACCAAGAACCCAACCGTCGAAACATTATTCAA